AATTTGACTCTTGATCCTACATCTCCAAACTTTATTGCTAGAAGAATCGGAAATGTTTATTATGAATGGTCTGATACAACTCGCACCTTAAGAGAGTATGGTGAATATCCAAACCAATCCAAATACGTATATGTAGATATGAATGAAGATGTGGACATGGGTGCAACCGATGCATCACTGCTTCCATTCGGATATTATGGACCTCCCAAGTTCAAAGATGTAACTTCATGGGATGGCGCCACAGGCTCTGCCGCTGTGCAAAGCAGATACATTGATGTTAGCACAATTCCATTTGGTGTTTCTGGATCGGGTGGAAAGTTTGGTGCCGCCGGCGAGGGAGCCGGGGGAGATGACGAGGTTACCGGCTCAACTGGCTATTTAACTGGCTCTGGGATTGATTTTGTAGCAACCCTTAAGTTTCCATTTGTAAGACTTAGATTGTCAGCCTCCGATGGTGGACTTGTGGACCAAACAGATGCATACTTTGGAATGCGTTCCACTAGGACACAAACAAGCACTCGTGCAGATGCAAGCATCGCCGATCCGCATAGATTGTGGGTTACTGATTATCATGACGGTGATCCGACTGTCAGCGTTCCTGCTGGTATGGATGCATTTGCATATATATTCTCACTTGATGATATTGTGAATGATTCAGCATTAGGTAGTTACTTCTATCGCTCTGGCTCCCGCGCTGACGAATCAGCATACGCAGCATCAGGCGCTAGAACATATAAGGACTTGCTTGACGCCGATATCAACAGATTTACCGTACCATTCTGGGGTGGATCCGATGGTGTTGATATCTACAAGCCAGATCCATTCTACAATAATGGAATTGGAACAACTAACGAGAATAGCTACACTTTCAACACAATTAAGCGAGCTATAGATACAGTTTCAGATGCAGAAAAGTTTGACATGAACATGTTATCAATGCCCGGTTTAACAAAAGATGCCTTAACTGGGCACATGATTGATGTTTGTGCTGAAAGATCTGACGCCATGGCAATAATTGACTTGGCAAATGTTTATAAGCCTGCGCACGAAGAGAGGCTTTCTAAGTCTGCTCGTGTAGCAACTACACCAATCCAAGCTGCATCAGCTCTTCGTGATAGAAGAATTGATTCAAGTTATGGCTGTACATTCTACCCATGGGTTCAAACCCGTGATGAAAAATCAGGTCAGCTTGTATGGATCCCGCCCACTGTCGCAATGCTAGGTGTGTTTGGTTCCTCGCAACGTGCCTCAGATGTGTGGTTTGCACCGGCTGGATTTAATCGCGGTGGATTGTCAGATGGTGCTGCAGGTATCCCAATCACAAATATTACCGAAAAACTAACTTCTAAAGACAGAGATGTTCTTTACGAGAATAGAATCAACCCAATCGCCTCGTTCCCATCCAGCGGAATTGTGGTATTTGGACAAAAAACACTTCAAGAGCGTCAAAGCGCACTCGATAGAATTAATGTAAGAAGACTTGTTATCTATCTTAAGAAACAAATTTCAATTCTTTCTACTCAGGTGCTTTTTGAGCAGAACGTGCAGGCCACTTGGAATCGCTTCAAGGGTCTTATTGAGCCATTCTTGGCAAATGTTAAAGTTCAGTTCGGTATCACTGATTATCGTTTAATCTTAGATGAAAGTACAACAACTCCTGATCTTATTGACCAGAATATCATGTACGCAAAAATTATGATTAAGCCAGCGAGAGCAATTGAATTCATTGCAATTGATTTTGTAATCGCATCAACAGGTGCATCTTTTGATGACTAAAAAGTCGTCTTTTACTAATTAAACTTAAGGGAGTAACAAAATATGCCATTCTGGTCCGAAGCACACGATTCTACTACAAAGGATCCAAAAAGAAAGTTTAGGTTTCAAGTAAGCTTTGATGCAATTACAGATCCTAACGGAAACGGTAGCGTCCTTTGGTACGCTAAAACAGTTAGTAAGCCATCTTTTCAGGTGAATACAACTGAACACAAGTATCTAAATCATACCTTTTATTATCCAGGTTCTGTTACTTGGCAAGACGTATCCCTTTCGTTAGTTGATCCAGTGAATCCTGACATGTCAATTACTTTATCTAGAATCTTAGAACAGTCGGGCTATAGATTACCTGGAAATGCGGTTGAGCAAGCGGCTCTTGGCACTATCTCAAAAGGTGCTTCCGTTGGCGCTTTGGGCCAGGTTTCTGTTATTCAGCTTGATGGCGATGGCGCCGAAATTGAACGCTGGACTCTTTGGAATGCATTTATTACTGAGGTTAAATTTGGAGATTTAGAGTATGGATCTGATGAGTTATTGCAACTTGATTTGACTCTCAAATATGACTGGGCTAGAATAGAAGCGAGCGCTGGCGAATCCGCACTTACTGGTGATACAGCTCAAGCAGCATTTAACATTACTACCGGCACGTAGTATAATACAATAATAACATAGAGGTGTATATTGTCAAGAAATAGTGATCGTATGGGTCAGCATGCAGTTCAAAGTGCTGATCCGGCACCACAAATGACGCAAGAAGCTGCCAACCAAACGCAGGGTGGTAGTTTTTCGTTTGTCGTGCCAACTGAATTTGTAGAATTGCCTTCAAAAGGTAGATTTTATCACGAAAATCATCCGCTACATAATGTAGATACAATTGAAATTAAGCAGATGACAGCAAAAGAAGAAGACTTGCTTACATCAAGGGCTCTTCTAAAAAAAGGCGTAGCACTAGATAGAGTTATCAAGAGCATAATTATTGATAACAGAGTTAACCCTGATTCACTGCTAGTTGGAGATCGTAATGCTATTATGATCGCAGCAAGAATTTCAGGATATGGTAACGAGTATACTACAAGTATTAACTGTCCCAGCTGCACGGCAACTCAAGAATACTCATTTGATTTAAATGATTCAAATATTGCTTATGGCGATGTTAGCGAAGAGTTAAATGTTAAAGAACTGGGCGGTGGTTTATTTTCTACAATATTACCCCGCACTAAATTTGATGTCACTTTTAAGCTTTTATGTGGTCATGATGAAAAGAAGCTTTTAGATCAAATTTCTAATGCAAGAAAGCGTAATAAACAGGAAAATGCAGTTACAAGTCAAATCAGACTTATCACACATGCAATTAATGGTGATTCTAGCAACGAAGCAATTAATTATTTTGTTGAAAATGTTCCGTCCCTCGATGCTCAGCATTTAAGAGCGGCTTTTAAAATTGTAACTCCTGATATTGACTTAACGCAGTATTTCTCTTGTAATGAGTGCGGTTATGAGACCGATTTGGAGGTTCCGCTTACGTCGGACTTTTTTTGGCCTAAGTCCTGAATATATGCAACAGGTGTATGAGCAGTTTTTCTTTTTAAAATATTCTGGGGGCTGGTCATTTAGTGAAGCGTATAATTTGCCGGTTGGTCTTCGGGCATGGTTTGTTGAGAGGCTGATAAAGCAGCTTCAAGACGAGAAAAAAGCTATTGAAGATGCTTCCAAAGGTAAGGGAAAATCACAAGAATTAACCGCTCTTAACCAACCGCAATCATCTCTTAAATATGGCAAAACATAAAGCAAGGCAAGTCCTTGCTTTTTTTATTTAAAACTAATTATCTATAGTTTGAGGATTTATTTATGGCGGTGCCTTCAAAAGAAGAATTAGAGCGCGCTCAAGAAATAGTAGAAACTATTAAAGAGCAAAATAAAGAATATAAGCGACTTGGGGTTTTAAACCGATCCCATGTGGATTCTTTAAAAGCCGCGCAGGATGCATTAAAAGAAATAATTAAGCTTCGCGACCAAGAATCTGCTACTTTTCGCGAACAAGTGCAATTTTCTGAGAAATATTATCAAACTATTAAAGACATTGGCAAAAGTTTAGATAATGGACTTTTAAAAAATCAAGCTTTGGCACAAATTGAAAGAGACAAGATAGCTCTTATTGAAGATCAGATTAGACAAGGCACGATAACTCAAGCTCAAGCTCAAAAAGAGATTCAAGCATCCAGCAAGATCCTAGACAATTTTAAAGCTAAAGAGCAGCGTATCAACAACATCAGAGCACAAATTCAAAAAACAAGTATTGTAAATTCTAAATTTGTTCAATCCACTATTCAACTTGGAACTGCTTTTAGAGAAGGCGGCATAACGACAGGCTTTCAATATATAAGCTCATTATTAATGGGTCCGATACTATCTGGTGTGAATTTAGTTGTCGGCAGTTTTAAAAAGTTATTTTTTGAACTAGACGCCACCACTTCACAATTTATGACCGCAACGGGCATGAACCGCGAATTTACAATGTCTCTTGAAGGCACAGCACGCCAGCTACAACGTGATGCCGGCACTACGTTGCCAGAATATTACGCAGCAACTGAGCAATTAATTACAAGTGTGACAGATTTTACTATGGCTAGTGCTGCTCAACAAAAAACAATGGCCCAAACAGCCACAATGCTCGAAAGACAGGGCGTGGCATTGCAGGATTTTGGAGCCGGCGCCCAAAACTCTATGAAGATGTTTGGGATGAGTATGAATGAAGCATCATCGTTTGCCTCTGAGTTGACTCAAACAGCTAAAGCTCTCGGTGTTACACCAAAACAAATGGCGTCTGATTTTGCACAAGTTGGAGGCTCTTTGGCCAAACTTGGCTCGCAAGGACCAAAAGCATTTAAAGAATTAGCAAGAACCTCAAAGTTGACTGGTATGGAAATTACCAAATTAATTAATTTAACAAGCAAGTTTGATACTTTTGAAGATGCAGCAACAATGACTGGTCAATTAAACGCAGCATTGGGTGGCAACTTTGTTAATGCGATGGATATGATGACGACCACTGATCCTGTTCAAAGATTTGAAATGTTGCGTGATGCTATTTCAAGCACAGGTTTGACATTTGATGAAATGTCATACTATCAAAGACAATTTTTTGCAAATGCAATGGGGCTTGAGAGTGTTGGAGATTTGGCACTAATGATGTCTGGAAACATGAACATGATGGCTGGAGCAACTCAAGAAACAGCAGCTGATTATGAAAAAATGGCTCGCGAAGCAGAAGCTACTGCTGATTTGCAAAGATTATTTAATTCTGTTTTAGCAGAGATGGCGCCTATAATGGGAGAAGTTTTATTGGCTGTTAGAGACTTTATGACAGACTTAAGTCAAAATAAAACTTTATTGGCCGATATACGAAGTGCATTTGACACTGTTGGCGGTGCTATTAAACTTGTAATTGATAATATTGATCTCCTAACAAAGCTGTATATAGGACTAGCGATCGCAGGTCCAATCTTAACCATTTTGTCTGGTGCGATGAAAATACTTGCATCATCAACCACTATTGCTAGTATGTCTTCTGTAAAGCTTACTGCCGATAAAATAGCTGAAACTGCTGCTTTGCAGGCAAGTGGCGTTGCATTGGATAAGAATAATGCCAGCATGGGAAGATCCGGTCCTGTTGCCGGCGGTGCAGCTGGCGGTTTAATGAAGTTTGCTTTAGCCGTGTTGGCTATCGGAGCGGGAATCGGGATTGCTGCAGCGGGAATTGGTTTAATGGCAATGGGGCTTAAAGAACTATTTTTGGTTGCGCCTCCGGCAGAGCTAGCTGCGTTTGCTGGCGCTTTGGCGCTGGTCGGCTTAGCTGGAATAACTCTGACTGTTGGCGTTGCTGGTTGGTTTGCGTTTGCTGTGGCGTTGGGTGGAGTGGCTGCAGCGATGGCGCTGATTAGTGCAGATAAATTAAATTCTTTAGCCACATTTACAACAGCATTAGCAGAGATGGATAATTCTAATCTAACTGAATTAGCAAATACTTTAGAAAGAGTTGCTGAAGCTATGTCAGAGATAGGCACAGCCAAGGCAATTGCATTAACTGCAACAATGACAGCAGCAACAGCAGCTGCCAAGGCAGTCGCCGGCGGCACTGTAAGAGATGATGGTGGGCGAAGAGAATCTGGTGGTTTTTTTCGTGGCAATAGGCAAAGCGGCGGCGACATAGGAACGTTAAAAATTGAATTTAATAACGACATGTTCAAGAGCAAAGTATTTAAATTAGTAGACGAAAGTGAAAAAATTAAAGCGATTGAAGCAGAGCTGGATCAGAGGTAAATAAAATGACTATAAAGAACTATTCAAAAGATTTTCTTGAAGATTTTACAGCAGATGACGACAGTAATACTTTGTTTAATTCCCAAAGGCTAAGCCCAGATAAGATAAAGCAGAATAATTTCGTTGATATATCCGATGGTTATGCAAACGAAGGCATGGTAATAACCTTTGTCCCAATACACGTATTTGGATCAGTTTCATTCAAGGCATTTATAACATCATATACTGAAACTTTTTCATCTGATTATACATCTGAGCAAGTTTTTGGACGCATTGATCCAATTCACACATTTAAACAAACAACAAGAAATGGTACAATTTCGTTTGTGATCCCATCATCTACCCCATCGGAGGCTTACGAGTCTTTACATAAAGTTGATAAATTACGCTCAATGTTATATCCCTCATATGTTGATACTCCCAACGCTTTAACAATAAATCAAAATCCTCTTGTTAGAATTGGGGTAATGAATTTACTATCCGATGGCGCTAATACAAATAACTATAGTAAACTTTTTGGCAAAGAAGTTCCAAATTTTGAAATGCAAGGAGCACTTACTGTTATTAAAAGCATGAACATAAACTTTAATCTTGATAATGAATCTGGCGTGTTTGAGGCCGGCGGAACAAATAATTCACAAAAGAAAGGTGTTTTACCTAAATTGATTGAGGTAGCAATTGATTTTAGTGTAATTCATGAACGCAATATGGGTAGAGAAAATCTTAACACGTTTGAGACCGTATATGGAATTAGTAGTCGGGATTACGCAATTGATGGGTTTTCTGCAAGAGAAAAAATTGAAGAGGCAAGACAAAGAAGACAAGATGAATTAGCTGCAGTTGAAGCAGACAGGTCAGCAGCCGCACAGGCAACAAGAGATTCTAGAATTGCAAATTTTAAAACTAGCATTGCAAATAGTGCTTTAGCGGCTGATCTTCGCGAAAAACGTAGAGATATTAGAGAACGAAGACATCTCTCAGGCGAAGATTTTGATTCAGAAAAAATTGTACTTGATGATGAATTTGATGATTTTGATTTTGATCAATCTATGGATGTTGGTGTTCCATCAGATTAGTTAGGAGTTTAATAATGCCGAGATATGGAAATAAAAAAATAATTAAAAATTCAATTGAGTTTTATGAATTTTTAAGAAAAAATAGAAATGATGTTAAATCTATTGAACAATATGATACTCAAATGTTGAGAAATCCATCAATCTCTGATCGAGCACGATTAAAAACAACCAACCACGTTTGGACCTATGGAGATAGGTACTATAAGCTTGCAGATCAATATTATAATGCTGTTGAATATTGGTGGGTTATTGCATGGTTTAATGCACGCCCAACAGAAGCAGATGTTTCGCCCGGTGATGTGATTCAAATACCTATTGATTTACAAGAAACGTTGCAGGTGTTAAGGAGCAACTAATGGGCTTGCGACAAAAGTGCCTTAATGGCAAAAATGAGATTACTAAATCTGATATTGATCAGTATTTAGATGAACTCGGCGATAATAACATTACTGATGGTCAGGCGAGACCTATTGTAAAAGCATATCAAGAATATTGTGATGGCGTTCGCGCTCTTCGTAAAGAGTCCTCAACCCTGGAATCGGATTACCAAGATATGATATCGGGAATCGCGATTGCTACAACAAATCTCAAAGATAGTAGTGAAAAAATAAGACTGCTTAGAGATCAATTTATGGAGCAAAATAGCGCTTCCATGGAAGTTAGCAGTCTTTCAATTCTAAACGGCACTAAAACTAACGTTTGGAATCCTGCATTTTCAATTTTTGAAAACTGGGTTGATGGAAATCCTGCCAGCGTAAATCCTTCAAAAAAAGGGTATTTTTTCAAGCCCTATACTGCTGAAGCAGCTGCTGTTGTTAATGGAATTCAAGGCGAGGTGGCTGATATAATCACTGCAATTAACATCTTATTGTTTAATTTAGACTCTCACATATCAGCCACCGGCATGCTGGAAGATAAAGATGTGCGCGCCGTACAAGGCGGTGACGATGGCGGTGTCGTTGATAGTAGCGCTGTTGAAAGAATTGTCAATACCGCTAGCAGTATGAAAATCAGATATTTGGCCGGATTTGACGGAGATATCTCAAATAAAGAAATTGAAAAATATTTGACTTGGGGCGTTCCTGCAACATTTGTTTCAATTTTGGCCGCGGAAAGCGAGTACTCTGCATTTGCAAGCTATCCGGTCGTCTGGAACTACAAAAAGCCCATATTTTATAATTCAGATGGCACAACGAGGTCCAGCGCGGCATCCTCTTTAGGGTCTTTTTCTTCTAATGCTGCTGATGTCGCAGGCTACGGCGAATCAACTTCAGCCGATGTCCAACTTATTAATTATAAAGGCGAAAAAACTACAGTTTCAGATGCTGCCGTAGCTGAGACTGTCGGATACGACCTCAATCGCTCGGATGTTGATGTTCCAGAGATCGCCGAAAAGGATCAACAAAAAAGTATAAGTTTTGTATCAGGTTATGCTAAAGATTATGCATTTTATGATGTAAAAAATTCAGACGATTCAAGCAAGGCCGGCTTTTCTGATTCAGCGACCTATGATAATATAAGGCACAAATTGACATCACTATCGGTAGTTTGGAGAGAGCTTGGTAAGGAATTAACGTATTTAGAAAGAATTAACAATTATATTCAAAAAGCTGAAACTTTAGCAAATTCAATTGGTACTCATATCCAATCAATTATTAATTTATATGTGGATTTTCAAGAAAAATCTAACGAATTTTCAGAAAAAGCTGATGACCTCAGCGATGAACTTAGAAAAGATTTGGGTCTAAAACGAAACGGAAAATATTATTACCCTCGTGAACTTAGAAGTCCGAAGTGGTTTCGAAGTATTGATGATTTTCTTGAAGATGAATTTTCTGGTAATCTTGAGAATTTTGAAGCTGAAGCATATAGGAAAAATCCTGAAAAGCTTTTTTATAAAGAACAATGTTTTCTTTTAACGTACATTACTAGAATTGCAAACAATAAAAAGAATAATATTGATGGTTACAGCTCTAGAGTAAAAAAAGGTTCAGCGTCAGAAAAAGCTGGTCTTTCTAGTAGAGAATTAGTAATGTCAACACCAGAAGGAGGAAAGCTTTCTGAAGATTTTGTTTCAGGTTATGGAAAAAGAATTCCATATACTCCCCAAATGCAACACAAAGATTCAGAAAATATTTGGCCCGGTAATGCTAGTTTACTTTTAGATGGTGATCCATATGGATTTTTAAATAAAATCGCGATTAGTAAAAATCTTAGTCCGCTATATAATATTCCCAGTGATATTCTATCAAATTTACAACCGTATATAAGATTGTTTAAAGTTGAGTTCGACGATGAGACTGGCGAAGAAAAAGATATTGAAATTTCATTTGAGCCGGCATTTACAAGTTTTGAAAAAGATTTATATGAAAATAGGAGAGTTAGAGCAGCGGGCACTGGTTTAAAAAGTTTCAAATTTACATATGATGGCTCAAATCCATTTGGAGCTAAAAAAAGCATTAAAGCAACTTTAAGTATATTTTCAAATTCGTTTGACGAACTTATGATTGAGAGAAGATCGCCAACCGGCACTCGCGATAAATATAGGTATGTTGATTTGGCAATTAAGACATTTAATACTGGCGAATCAAAATTTAAAGATATTATTCGCGAAAATGAAGAATTAATGAAGCTTAATTTTCGTCTAAAAGCTCAAGTAGGCTATTCAATACCGAATAACTTTTCGTCATTAACTAGAATTGACAAAAAGAAATTACAAAGCGCCTTACGAGACTCCGTTGTAACGTTGAATTTGATTCCTACAATACATGATTTTTCATTTGATGAATTAGCTAGAGTTAATTTTACAATTAATTATCTGGCATATGTTGAAGATACATTTTCACAAGCAAAATTTAATGTATTTTCAAGTCCTGACTTTGCGTCAGCTAGGATTGAAAGAAATTTAAAAATGGATTACTATTCTAAAAAATGTAAACCAGAAGCAGTTGCCGATATTAAAAAATCTTATAGCGCCATCGCCCATGAAGAAATATCGGACAGTATATCGCACTTAATGTCCACAATGATTGACAGAGATAAAATATACTATATGCCAATCAGCACTGAACAAGTAAAAGAATTTGTTAGTTTTGGTCCATATGCTGAGGATACAATTTTTAATAATCCCGGAATGAAACCGCAAATTTTACAAAATGATGATTATATGACACAGCTTGAGACATCAATTGATCAAGGATTAAAAACATATGAAAAAAAATCACAAGAAAAAGGCTCATATAGTGGTGCATTTAATGAAAAAGAAGAAAAAATAATTTCTGCATCGTTGGCGTCCATGGATCCAAACAAAAATATTCTAGCTTTTTTCTATGCATCAGAATTAATTGATATTATATTGGAAAATGTTGAAACTGAATTAAATGAAGTCCCAGAAAGACTTGCTGAGAAGAAAAAACAAAATAACAATGTTGAAATGTATGGCGATGATGAAATTGATGAAAAAATAAAAGAATACGAAAAATACCTTAAAGCATTTAAAAAAACCAGATTTTTATTAGGCCCCGTTGAGTTTGCTAGTGCTAATAATTTAGCCGAAAGTATTTTTGTAAATCTTGGAGACATACCAATATCTGTTAAGTATTTTTTTGAATGGATTACTAGCACTATGTTGAATAAAGATCAATCATTTTATTCACTAACAAAATTTATGAATGATTTCTTTAATGATCTTGTTACTAAATTTTTGAATAATGATCGCTGCTTTGATTACAGCGTAAAACAAAGATCTCGTCTATATCAATCAACTTTATTAGGCGCGGGAACCACCGTAAATGATCTTATAAGTTCTACATATATTGAAAATAGAAAATCTAGAATGAACATTGAGGATGCAGATATTAAAGAAAAACTGCCTTTAATAAGAACATTTGGAAACGTCCCAGACTCGGCGCTCAATATTATACAAAGTCAAGATGAATATAATTATATGATTTATTTTGTAGGCAGAACGCTTCCCACCGAAAAAATGAAAGGCATCAGATCTGAAGATGAAGCCATGAGTATTTTTCATTATCAAATTGGAAGACCATCAGGGTTAGTTAAAGATATCAAACTTACAAAAACACAAACACCTGGATTGCAAGAGGTTCGCTTTGAGCAAGAGGGATATGATGGCTTAGAGCAACTCCGTGTTGTATATGATGCGACTGTCTCAACATATGCAAATGTTAATACATTTCCCGGAACATATATTTTTATAGATCCCGCTGGTTATGCTCCAGTAAGCCATCCTTTACAACTTGATTTGACAAAATATGGTATTGGTGGTTATTATATGATTGTTAAATCAGAACATTCTTTCGGTCCAGGTCATGCTGACTCTGAAATTACTGCAAAATGGGTTAACAAGATTTATGATTCTGATAATCAAGTTTCTGAAATATTTGTTAAAGAAGAATCAGGGTCCACAGCTGGTGATTCTAAAAATATGGAATGCACAACTTATAAAAATCGTGCAGCAAATGCAGCGGGTAGAGAAACATGAGCAAATTTTATACTGTTAGCAATTCTGAGTCAACTAAATCTTTATTTTATAAAAGAAATTCATATAAAAAACGAATGTACGATTTACAAGAAAATAATTTAATTGATTTTCAACGTGGTGAAAACATGTATTATGGTCGTATTGATAGGCAAGACAGAGCGATTTTTCTACATTCAAACACGCCAGGAATATTTAAAGATATAAAAAATTCAAGTAACACCAATATGCCGATGAAAGCTGTTAATTTTGTTGTCAATAATTTTGAAAAATTAAGACTTGACATGTTGAAAGCTGCAAAAAGTGGTAAAATACCACCTAATGATAAATATTTGTCGAACTTATCTGTTTATAGAGCATTTGAATCACCATTAAAAAAATATGAGGATTATCAAGAGATTTATATAAACAAGCTTGGTCAAATTATGCGTGAAAATGATTACAATTATGTTAACATGTCGCAATTTCTTCCAAGATTAATGAACATTTTTGATAATTCACTCTCCAGCAGTCCAATTACTTTGCCTGGGTTTATCAAAAGCAATTTAAACGATATAATGTCAACTGGACTGGCCATTGAAATTGCGGATTTGAAGTATTCTAATGATGCAGATAAGATTAATTTTATCAGTAGTCCCGGCTGGCGTTATTTTCTTCATGCATGCGATTCTTATGGGTTTACAGTTGATATGAATTGTCCATGGAGAATCGTGGCTGATATTAACTCAACAATAATGATTCAAGAATCACAAAATGAAAATAATTTATTTGGCGAGCTTTTGTTTTCAACTATTTATGATCAAGCACACACACAGACGCTAGGTGAGCTACATTCACTATTATCAGCAATTTATAATGCTGGACACAAACCTTCTTTTTTTGTTGATGAGGTTTGCGCCAATGGCACAATAGTAAAAAAAGAGGTCACAAGTGTAAGAAGCAATCCTTTAAGCATTTTAGTAGATTATTCTATCAATGATTTAGCGAGAATTTACATGATTATGAGATTTTATGAATCTGGCTTCAATGTATCAATATCCGACGTTAACAAGCTAATTGATGATGTCATTAAGGCTATTTCTTCTAAGAATGGTAAAAAAGTTTATTTCTCTATTTTTGAATCAATTATGGCAAAAACATTTGACAAAAAAGGTTCACTCAGTTATGATTTTAATGTTGATAAAAAAACAATATTAGAACAAAGAGACATTAGAGACATGGGAACACAAATAAGCCTTAGCAGCACATTTGACACAGCAAATAATAGTTCTG